GTGGGAATCGGATTGTTGTGAGTGGAAACTTGAAGAAAACACTGGAATTGCGTGGCATTGTGCAGATGAAAAATGTTCAACCTATAACAGTTCATATATTAAGAATTTACGAATTGTTTTGGAAGATTTTGATTGTATATGCCCATACTGTGGAAAGCCTATAAAGATTTCGGAGGAAGAGTGATGGCACGGTTAGTATATGCAGAGCCTTTGATACAGGAAATAGAGAACGATGCAGACTATGAATACGATAGGGCAAAGCATCAAGCATTCTATCAATGCGCAGCAAAAATCAGCAATGCAAAGACAGCTTATGATGTAGAAGCAGTTATTGAAGAGTTAAAACGCTACATGGGTTGCAACAGTAAATGCAGTGAAGAATTTGCACAAGGACAAGGCTGTAAGATTTGCGCATGGAGCAGGATATTTGAAATTGTTCGGAAAGGTGGGGTGGAGTAGATGAGTTACGATAAAAGAGATTATCCACCAATCGAATGTGATTGTGGGTGTGTGGAAAAAGAGGTTCGAAATGAACATTTTGAAGATGCAATTCTTGTAGAATATGATTTGCATTGCAAAGAATGTGGAAGTTATTTAGGACATTTTGCTTATGGTAATTGGTCTTATTAGATTTCGGAGGTGGAGTGATGGCAGAGTTAATTGATAGAAGTAAGCTGATGTTTTTACTTGAACGAGAATTAGACATGAATGGCATTACTGATTGGGGCAAGGGTTACATGGAAGCAATTCACGATGCAATGGAACACGCCAAGTTCATGGAAACCACAACCGAAGCAGAGATAAGGGCATCGGCTATTGATGAATTTGCGGAGTTGATTCTAAGCAAATTAGATGTTGATGGCAGAGATTGGTATTGTGCTAGAAAAATCAATGAAGTGGCAGAGGAGTTAAAGGAGGGGTAAGGAATGACGGAAGCGGAAGCATTGGCAGAATTAAAATCATTTCCAGTAAATTGTTTAGACTTTAGGGAGCAGATGGCATTGGATATGGCAATCGAAGCAATGGAAAAGCAAGAAGTAGCAAAGGAATATGGTTGGATTCCTTGCAATGAGAGATTGCCGAGCAAAGAAGAATTTTTTCAGAATGATGGTAGATTCATTGTCACTGATGGAAACAGAGTGTATCAAAGCACTTATGATATTTACGGACAGTGTTTTAGAACAATGAAAATGCATGTACTTATTGATATGGGTTATCGTTCAAGTTTTGAGGTTGATAATTGCGTAATTGAATGGATGCCTTTGCCGATTGCACCATATCAGAAGGGAGAGTAGTATGACAAACAGAGAATTAGCAGAGGTCATATATAATCTCATGTTAGAAATCAAAAAGAGTATAGAAGCCTTGAAAGAATGGCAAGAAGAAAACAAAAGAAATAAGGGAGTAGCAGCGTGACAGATCAACGGATTAGTTTAGGTTATATGGGAAGTATTGAGGCTTATGTAAATGATAACATAAAGCAAACAGATGACTTTATCTTAGGAGTAATTCAAGAATATTACACAGAAAGAGGGTATCATCAACGAATAGAAATCAATGGTGCAAATTTAAAGGCCATGATTGAGAAACAGATACCTAAAAAAGCAGTAGGAGTATATAATAATTCCTGTCCTGCGTGTTTAGGTACAGTTGTACCCGGAATAGATAAATATTGTCCGGAGTGTGGGCAGAAATTAATGCGGGATAACGAGTAATAAAAGATGCTTTTTATTGTATAAAAAATAGGGTGAGTTAACCCCACCCTGGTTTATTTTAGGCGCATTTTGGATAGTAAATTGCTTCTGGAAGCTCGTTCATAGCAAGCAAATCATCAATAATATCCAACATGTGTTCCGGATATACTTTATGTTTTTGAAATAGGATGGCAATGCCGTATACTTTATCAAAGTCAGGAGATATACATCTTACATGTTTATAAGATATGACTATCCCTTTAGAGTTAGTTACTGTGCATTCGATCCCAAATTCAAAAACACGGGCTTCTTCATAAGTAGTGTTTAGATTCTCAGTAATTACATAAGTAAATATACGCTGAGAGGTTCTCGTTTGTAAGAGTGGTACGTCATCATCCATATGTGATGTCCTCCTTATATTTTATGACATTAATATACAACAAATTGGAAAAAATTGCAAGATATATTTGTAAAAGATTGGAAGGTGATTTGATATGAAAAGTAAATTAATTTTAATCTGTGGTTTGCCGGGTGCAGGTAAAAGTACATATGTCGAAAAATATGAATCTGAAGGTTATGTGGTTCATGCTTCAGATAGGATTCGTGCGGAAATGGGAGATGAAACAGATCAATCCCATAATACAGAAGTGTTTGACATTTTGTATAAAAGAGTTAAAGAGGATTTGTTAGTGGGAAAGAATGTGGTTATTGACGCTACCAACCTTAGAAGACGTAATCGCATCCATTTGCTTTATACCCTTAAAAGAGTAAACTGTTATAAGAAATGTGTTATTGTCGCAACTCCTTTTGAGGAGTGCATTTGTAATAATGCTGCAAGAGAACGTCAGGTTCCGGAAGATATATTATTCCGTATGTATTTCAATTTTCAGATGCCATCTAGGGCAGAAGGTTGGAATGAAGTAGAAGTAGCATATACTAAACCAGAATATGAATGTTATTATGGTAATCCATTTGATTATATAGAAGAGTTAAAGAATTATGACCAAGGTAATAGTCATCATGGTTTGTCTCTAGGAAATCATATGGAAAAAGCAGGTCAAGTGTGTTTAGAAAATACAGGTCAGTTTGATGATGTAACCATGGCTGCATTTATGCATGATATTGGTAAGCCGGTCACACGTTCTTCGCAAAACAGAAAAGGAGAAGATGATGGTGAAGTTCACTACTTTAGCCACCATAACAGCGGTTGCTACGCTTCTTTATTCTTTGATATGGATAATTGGCCTTGGATTGATAAACAGTATGTTGCTTTATTAATTGAGTTGCATATGCGACCTTATTTAGAATGGAAGAATAACGAGCAGAAGCTGGAGAAGGATACTAAATTATTTGGACAGAAGACAGTTGAGGAGGTATTTCAAATTCATGCTTGTGATCTCGCAGCCCATTAAAATAAACTTCGTAAAATTAAATAAAAAGGTGTTGACAAATCCTTTTTAATATGATATCATTAAGTTGTTCCAAAGAGGAACACTTTAAAAACACTTCAAACTAGATAAAATTAAAATATTTAAAATAAGTATTGACAAATGAGTTTGAATGTGTTATCATAAAGATGTTCCAATAAGGAACTTAAAAAAATCTCTAAACTACGCATAATTAAATAGTAGTGATGAAAAAGCTTACATCTAAGATTCGTAATGGTTCTTCTCTTTTGTACATTGAAGAAGCCTCCTTTCTTAGTTAAGGTGCAGTAGCAACGTACCTCCTCTCAAATCAAAATAATATTGCTACTGCACATTACATTGGGCATTCGCCAAGCGGTAAGGCACAGCACTTTGACTGCTGCATTTCACTGGTTCAAATCCAGTATGCCCAGCTTGTGTCGAAAGACACATTGGTTGATAGTTGTTTCATTTTTGAACCTCTTTTGTAAGGCGGTGGGGTGCGTCACCTAAACAAAAACGCACAAATACGTAACAATCAAACTAGACATAATTAAATAAAATCGAAGTTTGATTCTCCTCCTCTTTCAACCGTGCCGGACGGTATATTCCGGCAAAATAAGCGAGATTACCCAAGCGGTTATGGGGCAGTTCTTATAAAGCTGTTGCGATTGGTTCAACTCCAATATCTCGCATCTGGCTGTTTGTCCGAGTGGTTTAAGGAGCTGGTCTTGAAAACCAGTGAGCTTAACAGCTCCGAGCGTTCGAATCGCTCAACAGTCGTTGGCTGATGAAGCCAAAATTGACTAATGTATAGTCTGACTTTTGAGGCAAGTTCAAAAAGAACATACCCCTACCGTGGATGGAGGTGAACAACGGAGGTAACGACTAAGCGTTTGGAGCATTATCTTCTTTTGCCGAAAGGGAGAAAGGAAGAAACGTCTGGCGTTTAATACTTTAACGGGACGTAAAACGTGGGAAGTATAATCCTATGTAGTCGCGAATACATAGGTCACGCGTGTATTTTTTCAATATTATCTTGTCAGTGGTATGATAAAACTGTTCCCTGTGAGCAGTAGGGTGAGCGTCCGTTGTTGGTGAAACGTTAAACCATCAAATAAGAAATTGTTAACTGAACAAGGTATTTCATTTTTTGCAAAGATTGCCCGGTAGTAATAATTGGTAGAATACCTCCACACGGGAGGAGATGGCGATTCGACTTCGCCCTGGGTGATTTCTCATAAAAGGATGAGAGGTGGTGAAGATGATGATAAAAACAATAAGAGTAATGCTATTACCAAATAACAAACAAAAAACTAAACTATTTCAATATGCTAATACTGCAAGATTTGCTTATAACTGGGCATTAGCAAGAGAACAAGAAAATTACAAAAATGGTGGAAAATTTATATCTGATGGAGATTTAAGAAAAGAGTTTACGCAGTTAAAGAAAACATCTGGCTATGCATGGTTAAATAACATTTCAAATAATGTAACAAAACAAGCTATAAAAGACGCTTGCGAAGCATATAGAGATTTCTTCAAAGGATATACAAAGTTTCCACGATTCAAAAGTAGAAAACATTCAGTACCAAAATTCTATCAAGACAATGTAAAAATACAATTTACAGATACACATGTAAAAGTTGAAGGATTTGCTACTTCTAAGAAAAAGAATAAGCAAAAATTGAATTGGATTAAACTTGCTGAACATGGTCGTATACCAAGTGCAAATGCAAAATACATGAATCCTCGTATTAAGTATGATGGAATTAATTGGTGGATTACAGTTGGTATTGAGTATGAAGACTCTGCTTCTCGCCCATCTAATGATGGTATTGGAATTGATTTAGGAATTAAAGATTTAGCAATATGCTCAGACAAAATAACTTATAAAAATATCAATAAAACTCAAAAAGTAAAGAAATTAGAAAAAAGAAAACGCAGGTTACAGCGTTCCATATCAAGAAGATATGAAAAGAATAAGAAAGGAGGAGGTTACTGCAAAACAAGTAACATTATAAAAAGAGAAAAAGAACTTTTAAAATTAAATCACAGACTAACGAATATTCGTCAGAATCATTTACATCAAACAACTACTGAGATAGTGAAAACCAAACCATCTTATATAGTGTTAGAAGATTTGAATGTCAAAGGGATGATGAAGAATAAACATTTATCTAAGGCAGTACAACAACAGTGTTTTGGAGAATTTAGGAGACAAATTGAATATAAATCTGCATGGAATAATATTCCTGTAATTATTGCAGATAGATTCTTTCCAAGTTCTAAATTGTGTAGTTGTTGTGGAAATATCAAAAAGGATTTAAAACTTAGTGACCGCATTTACAAGTGTGAATGTGGCAACGTAATTGACAGAGATTATCAAGCAAGTTTAAATCTGAAAAGATATGGAGAAATGTTTTTAGAAAAATCTGTAGCATAACACTTTCAAGTTAATGCAGATATGTACTGATGCGTTAGCCAGGAATTTACGCCTATGGAGTGTACAAGAACTTGTGAGTAGACTGATATTTATATCGTCGAAAGCATACACATTGAAGTAGGAATGAAACATAAAAGTTTATAATTTTTTATAAGTTTTCAGTAACGGTATCAAATAATTTCATACTAAAGAAAGGAAAAATACAAATGAAAAAGCATTTACAAAAGCTAACGGTTGGTAAGAAAATTAAAACAGTAATGAACATTATTATTTTCGTATTTACTTTTGCTCTTTTTATGAATGTTTTAGGTTCTACAATTTCAGCAAAACAATTTAAAACATTCTACAACGAATCGTATACCAGTTCGGTTATTCAGTTGGAAATGAGAAAAGACTTACAGTACGCAGGTAAGCATATGTTATGGGCGGTATCTGTAAGTGACCCAGTTCAGATTGAAGAACATATGAGAATGGTTGCGACAGCAATTGAAAACATCGAAGAGAATATTGTGAAGTTAAATGAAAAATATCATAACAAAAGTCAGCTTAAAGAGCTTGATAAATTATGGGAAAGCTTCTTAACTATGCATCAACAAATTATTAATTATGTAGATGCCGGTGATAAAGTTGGCGGAATTATGTTATATGTAGGTGATTATGAAGTCGTTGTTAATGAATTACAAACATTATTAGATGATATTGGCCATGAAGCAGAAGCAGATGCGGCAAACGAATATAGAATGGCACGTAATACAACTATTGCAAGTACGTTATTCTTATTTGCCATGTTGATTTCCTGTATCATTATTACTGTTAGAGCTGTGAACATCTTAATTGAAATGGTAAAAAATCCAGTAGAAGAGATTAAAGGTGTTGCAGAACAATTAACATTAGGCAACTTAGATGTTGAGATTAAATACGAAGCTGTTGACGAACTTGGAGATTTAGCAAATTCTTTCCGAAGAACATGTGATATGTTAAAGGCAATTATTGTTGATTTATCTTATGTTCTTGATGAATTGAAGAATGGCAACTTTAATGTAAATTCTAAGAATGAAGCATTATATGTTGGTGCATTTAAGAAGATTATCAATGATGTAAAAGTAACGGCAGAAAATCAGAGTGAGACATTAAATAATATTAATCGGGTAGTGCATCAGGTATCTACCGGTGCAGAGCAGTTGGCACATGGAGCACAAGAAATTGCTGAAGGTGCTACTGAGCAGGCAAATGCCATTAAGGGCTTATCTACAACGATTGAAAATATTACAAATATTTCTGTAGAAAGTACAAACAGAGCAACAGATACAGTTAATAATGTAAAGACAGCGGTACTTGCGGCAGAACAAGGTAAGGTTGAAGCATCTGAGTTAACTAATGCGATGACACGAATTACTGATACTTCTAAAGAAATTGAAGATATTATCGCAGACATTGAAGACATTGCTTCTCAGACGAACCTCTTATCCTTAAACGCTTCGATTGAAGCAGCAAGAGCTGGTGAAGCTGGACGTGGATTTGCTGTTGTAGCTGATCAGATTGGTAAGCTTGCCGCAGATAGTGCAAAGTCAGCAGTAAAGACAAAAGACTTAATCAATAAGTCGCTTCAGGAAATTCAGAATGGTAATAAGATTGTAGAGAATACAACTAAGATTATGGAACAGACCATTGCAGACATGGAACATTTTGAAGTAACTGCTAGTAATATGGCGAAAGCATTTATGACGCAGACAGATATGATTAAAGAAATTGAAACAAATGTTGAACAGATTTCAGCAGTAGTAGAGAGCAATTCTGCTACAGCAGAGGAAACTTCCGCAGTAAGTGAAGAGTTATCAGCACAATCTGTATCTTTAAGTGAACTGACAAATCAGTTTACATTTAGAAAATAAAAGAGAATTTTGATTGAGTTCTCTTGGCATGGTAGTAGTGAATGGAGTAACTATGATATCGGAAATGTGAGTTCGAGTCTCATGCATGCCAATTAAGTCGTGCATATGCGCAGTGCATGACTTCTTATAAAAAATTATGATGAAGAAAGAAAATAAAGTTACACAAAACACCGTCCGAGGGACAAGCGAAAGAGCATTAGCTCACATTGAACAGATAGCTTGGATCAAGCCGATTGAAGGCGCGGATAATATTGAACTCATAGGAGTTCTTGGTTGGGTGTGTATTGCCAAGAAAGGTGAGTTTAAAGTAGGAGAACCCGCAGTTTATTTCGAAATTGATTCAAAGCTGCCTGAAAAAGAATGGTCAGAATTTATGAGACCAAAGAGCTTCAAGGTAAAAACAATGAAGCTAGGAAAATTTAATTGCATCAGCCAGGGATTAGCATTGCCGGTATCAGTTATTCCGGAACTTCAAAGTAAGGAATGGGAAATTGGCACAGATGTAACTGATTTACTTGGTGTCACTTACTATGTGGCAGAGGATAATATCCGTAAATCTAATAACGGAGATCCTAATGCGAAGTATAATTCTATGGCAGCAAGACACAAGAATTTATTTAAGAAGAAACCATTTAGATGGTTAATGAAACGACCATGGGGAAGAAAATTATTATTCTTTTTCTTTGGTAGAAAGAAAGATAAGCCAAAGGCATTTCCGGATTGGATTGTCAAAACAGACGAAACTCGGATTGAAAATGCTCCTTGGTATCTGGAAAGTACAGAACCATGGATTGTCACTGAAAAGGTGGATGGTACATCAAGTACATATGCTCTTGATTTTACAAAAACGAAAAAGGGAGAATTCATTGTTTGTTCACGAAATGTGAGACAGTTGGATGTAGACCAAGAGTGTTATCATACCTGTGGCAATGTGTACTGGGAGATGGCTGGCAAGTACAATATTGAAACGGCTCTGCAAGATATTGCAAAGACACATAATGCAGACAGAGTAGTATTACAAGGCGAGACTTACGGCGAATCTTTACAGGGTAATCCTTATAAGTTAAATGAAAGACGTTTTGCAGCATTTAACTTAATTATCAATGGTCAGAGATTAGGATCAACGGAAGCAAGAGCTATTTTAGCTAAGTATGATATCCCATTTGTGGCAATTATTGATACAAACTTTTATTTACCAAAAGACATGGAAACTTTAAAAATGATGGCGGACGGACTTTCAGCTATAACAGATGTTCCAAGAGAAGGTTTTGTATTTCGTTCCAAGGATGGAACTCAAAGTTTCAAAAACGTTTCTCGCCAGTATCTTTTAAAGCACTCCTAGACTAATAAGTGTGGCATCGTGGCAGAAAGGAGTGACAAGTGTGGATGGAAGAGAACAAGAAACATAACCGTCAGTGTCTTCGTTGCAGAGTGAATTTTGTATACTTCAACGAAGAATGTAAATGGGATTATCAGGGATACACGCCAACAAAGTTAGCACAGTGTCCAAATTGTGGTTGTTGGCAGCCAGTCAAGTATGAAGCGGAACAGAATGTAAATTTTGATCCAAGATATTATGAGTAAATAATTTTTTTAATTATTCAAACTACGCATAATTAAATGAAAACAATATTTTATTAAAAGAAAGGAATATATAAAATGGCAGAAACAAAGAAGAAGGGTAGATTATTTGATTTACCAGAAACAAAGGGTTCTTTCCAGTTAAAGGGTGTCGTAAGTGGCATGGAAAAGGAAGGTGCGCTTAAGGAAATTAAGACTAAGAGTAACAAGGACATGAGAATTTTAAACTTTGGCGTTTGTTACGATGGTACTGGTACTCTTTATGCAAATCTTCAGGGCATGGAACAGGAAAGTGTTTACTTCTCTAAGAGAGCAGAAGAAAAAGGACAGAAGGGTGAGACAGTTAAGGTTCCTTGGGCTGACAGATTCACATACAATCGTGAAGGCTTCAGACTTATTGGTAAGAACATCGGTGTTAAGAAGAAGATTGATGAAACCGGTAAGGCAGTAAACGATAAGAAGGTATTAACTGACTTTGATGCTTGTAAGGAAATTAAGGATAACTTAAAGGATGGAGCAAGCGTATTTATCAAGGGAACTCTTGATTACAGTAGTTTTGCAGATGATAAGGGTAATAAGAGAACATCTACAAAGTTAATTCCTAATCAGGTATCTCTTTGTGCAGACGTTGAGTTTGATGATGAAAAGTTTACTCAGCAGAATGATTTTAATCAGGTAATCATCTTTATGGGCATTGACCAGGAAAGGGTTGATGATAAGCCAACTGGTAGATTCATTGTTGCCGCAAAGATTGTAACTTATAGCACAATTGAAGATGTTGAATTCATTATTGAAAATAAGGATTTAGCAACAAAGTTTAAGAAGTCCTTAAAGCCATATTATGCAATCAAGGTTAATGGTCACATGGTATCTTCCGCACAGGTTGAAACTGTAGCAAGTGACGATGATGATAACTGGGGTGAAGAAGATGCTATGGAAAGAGTATCTGCACCAGTAAAGCGTGAGTTTATCATCACAGGAGCCAAAGGTTCTTCTATTGACAAGGAAGTTTATACAGAAGAAAAGATTGAAACAGCTCTTATGCAGATTGCAAAGGCTAATAAGGCAGAAAATGATTTTGGTAATGACTCTGACAGTGGTTGGGGCGATGCAGATCTTTCTGGCGACGATGATGACGATGAAGCATGGGATTAATTCAATAGAGACGGAGGAATAGATTATGGCAAAGGCAAGAAGAGCCTCAGTTACACAGAGTAAATTAGGAATGATTTTATATGGCGAACAGTTTACTGGTAAGTCTACTATGGCTATGCAGTTGGCGTACTTTAAGAGACCGGATGGTAAGCCATTCAGAGTATTATATATTGACCCAGAAACTGGTTCCATTGATGATTATCTTCCAGAGTTAGAAGCAAATGGAGTTGATCTTAATAATATTTATATTGTTTATACACAGTCTCTCGGTGAAGTAAGACAGTATATTGCAAAGGTTAAGAATAACGAAGATTTTTATGAACTCGATGAAGATGGTGAAGAAACAACAGATGTTGTGTTAGATGCAGACGGCGAACCATTTAGAGCAGATGCAATTGTTGTAGATGGTACAAGTATTTTAAATCTGACAACTAAGCAGGGATTAATCGAGTTCTCTAAGAAGAGAAACAAGGTTAAGGCAGATAAGGATGGTCTTGTTGGTGAAGCAAGATTAGTAAAGGTTGAAGGCTCCGGATTAGAGCTTAAGGACTATCAGGTAATCAACTTTAAGGGACAGGATTTAATTCTTGACCTTATGGCATCTGGTGTTCATTACATTGCAACAGCAAGAGAAACAGATGAAAAAGTATCTGTTAAACAGGCCGATGGAAGTACAACAAGTGTTGTAACTGGTAGAAAGCAGCCGGATGGTTTCAAGGGTATGTCTTATAATGCAAAGACTGTTATCCGTATGTTTAGAAATGAAGACGGTATTGTATGTGGCCATGTTGAAAAGGACAGAACCCATGTACATGAGGATAATGTAATTCTCGAAGATCCAACGTTGGTTGATTGGCAGGCAGTAATTGATAAGACTGCTGACAAGAAGCAGTTTGTAGTTAAGAACGACTTAACTAAGGCAGTAGATATTGAACAGGATATTTACAGCAAGGAAATTCTTGGTAAGTCTGAAACAACAACTACTACATCTTCTGAAACAACTGATTCTACTTCTGATATTGAGGAAATGAAGAAGGAAATTGTAGCTAAGAGAAACGCTTTATCTCCACTTGATAAGAAGAATATGAAAGAAAAGTTAGAATCCGCTGGTTTACCAACCTCTTACAAGAATGTTACTGACGCAGCTATTCTTCAGCAAGTATTAGATATGTTCGCCTAATATAAGGAGTGACCTATGAGGAATGGCAGTCAGATTAAAAGAAAATGTGGTTGCTGTGGGAATGAGTTCTACATAGGTAAAAAAAATATTGATAATGCAATCTACTATGATAAAAAAACCTATCATAGTAGTTGCTTTATCAGCTTATGTGAAAAGCGAATAAATGGTAATCGAAAGGATATTGCTCAACGATGGACTAGAATCTTAAACAATTTAGATTCACTTAAGCAAGAAAGTTTCGAACATTTTAACACAGCAATTGTTAAAGAAGAGATTTTTGAATTTATTAAAGTTGAATATGATATCACAATTATTCCAAGTACAGTGTGGCAGAAAATAGGAAATATTTATGCCGGTACATTCAAAGGGATGAGTGAGGGTATTCCACCACATCATTTGTTAGATATGTGGGAAAGAAAAATTGATATGTTGAATGCAACTGCTGATAAGAATCGAACTAGAGGAAAGTCCATGTCGGCAGAGCAACGATTAAATTATGATTTAACAATCTTGGTTAACAAATATGACAGTTATTTAAAATGGCTTGAGAAGCAGAAAATTATTGAAGCAGAAAATAAAAAAGCCATCGAGGATAGAAAGACCGAGATAAGCGTAAGCGTCATTAGTGTAAAAGCGAGTGAGGGAAGCTTACAACAAAAGAATGATGATATGTCTGATTTGGTTGATGACATATTTGAAGACTAGGAGTGAATCAGATTGGAAGATATTAAAACAAATAATATACAGGCCGAGATGTGCTTTATTGGTGCATTATACAGTGAACCGGATTTGTATATCAGTTATGGCAATTTCATGCGAAGCAAATATGACTTTGCAGACCCTGTTACAAGATTTTTGTATGACAGCTTAGAAACATATTATCTCACATTTTCTCAGACAATTGATGAGAAGAAGATGAATGTGTTTATGAGTCAGAATGAGGAACGCTTGCAAGAATATAAGCAATATAAGGGATGGAAGACCATCCAGCGATTTATTTCCTTGGCAGATGTAAGCGATGTTGAGAACTATTTTCAGTTAATAAAAAAGTATTCCTTGTTACGAGAGTATGAAAGAAATGGATTCCCAGTAGACAAGATTCTGAAACATAAGAAGTTTGATTCATTAACGGCAAATGATATTTATCGCATTATTCGTGTGAAAGCAGATAAGATTAACACTGTTATTAACGCAGGTGATGAAGCGGTAGAACTTACAAAAAACAATTCGGAT